GTAAACAAAAAAGTCGAAGTTCTGAAAACTTATGAGCATGTTTCTCTAAAGATGCTTTTTCTTTGGAATTTTGATGCAGCTATAGAGAGTGCACTTCCACCAGGCGAGGTTCCCTATGAATCATATGGTGAACAAACCTCTTCAAGCGGAACTCTGTCTAAAAAAATAGACATGCAGACTCGTAGCATGTATGAGACAGGTTCATTTTCCATGGGTGTTACTGATCAACAAGGTAGGACAACAATTCGTAGAGAATGCACGAAGTTCTATCATTTTGTAAAGGGTGGAAATGATGCTATGAAAAACCTTCGTAGAGAAAGTATGTTTATCAACTTACTTTCAGGTCTTCACCCATTAGAAGCAGAAATAATGTGTTTAGTAAAGGAAAAAAGTTTAGAAGACAAATACAAAATTTCAAGATCAATAGTAGAAGAGGCATATCCTGATATAGAATGGAGGGATAGAGCATGAACGATACGAAACATAAGAAGAATCGTACTTGGTCAGATGAGGAGAAGTCATCACATAAGGAAGATTATGGTTGTGAAATCATAATTGAAAATGGAACTTTAGCTGAATGCAATACTCGTAATGCACCCACAGATGCACTTGTAGTTCATTATATTCACAATGATAGAGATTGTTATGACCTAACCAGAGGTAGTCGCACAAAACTATTTGATATGTACTATGATAAGTTTAAAAATAACTTAAAGAGCATAGAGTATGGTGGTGGTAATATCAAACCTGCTATGTGGGGATACAAAAGTCCATCCAAATCCAAAAAGCGAAAGTAATTCCAAAAATACCGCAAAAAAAATCCCGCCAAATTTTTACCCTGTAGGGTTTTCAGTAACTTTTACTACAAAAGACTTGACTATATAGTGTGGGTATGCTAACATACCTTTACGTTCATCTTATGGGCATTTTTTTACCACTTCTACTCGCTAACCATGAACCAGTCCATTGGACTATCAGATGTGATGGGTGGAAAGATCTAGCTTCAGAGGTTCGACAAGATCAATATCTTGATGAACAATCAAAGTTAGATTTATTAAACTACTTTAAAACTAA